TATGTAAGGAGGTTTTAGTTTAAATCAATTAGACGTTTATCCTAACAAACAAATGAACAAGTATCAACATCCACCTTAAGTAAATTCAATCAATAATCATACCCTCTTGACATTTAGTTGAGAGGGTTTTATAATGTTAAAAATTATAGGTATAGAATGATTGAAAATGAAGGAGATCTCATAGCAGAATTGTTATGTATTACTGGAGAATTGGGTGGTAAGATGGAGAGGTTAACCACTTATGATAGTGCAGGTAGAACAGGTAAGAAGATTATAATAGAATATGATATAAAAGATAAATCGGAATAAATACCTACTTAAGATATTCTAAGTAATCCTAATTAATGAAGGACAAGAAAGCAGCAAAACTTATTATTAAACGAGCAAAGAAACATCCAGAACTATACAGTGAAAGGGAAGTGTATTATGCTAAAATGATTAGAAAACAAATCAAAAATGAAGAACAACAGTCTAAAAGTTAATCAGAATAAAGATGGATCATTCACATTAGAATGGGATAAACAAGATTCTAATTGGAAATGGTTAAACAACTTGACAACTGAGGAGATACAAGTTATTATTGATCAAGCAATTCAATACGACAAGAATGACCGAAAAATCAGATTATAATTACTCGCTATTGAATCTTCGAGAATCATTACGAGAGATTATGGAGAGTGAAATTACTCCTGAAGAAGTATATGATACCATAGTTGATTCAGTCAAGAAGAATATGAGATATTATAAGGCATGTTATAATGATAGTGTTAGACTTCTTGCCTTATTGAGAGGAAATACTAACAGTAGCATTGAAGTTGTTGATGGTAATGAATGGAGAAGAATTGAAGATCCTAATTATGAAGAGATTGCACCAGGAATTAAGGTCGAGAAGCTTGATGGTATCAAAACTGAATATACAGCAAATGAATACTGGAATGGTGATGTTCCTGAACATGAATTTGAGCAATATTTACAAAAATATGGATATGAATACACACCAGAGATTGATGCTACTAGATTTAAGTTAGATTCTTCATTGCTACATAATGATGACGAGGAAAATTAATGACATTAACTAATGCTGTAGAATATTCATTAAGAGAAGCTCAAGAGAGTCTAAGAAATGCACTTGCATTTTCGGCAAGAAATGAAAAACCTTATATATCAAAACATATAGCAGATATGCTTGCTAATATAGATAATATTATTGACACTGCTGATGTGATAGAACATTTAAGGGAACTAGAACAGGATCAAGATTTGGATTAAGTATTGAGTTATACTAACATAGTCTTAAGACATTATAAAGTTTATAGATAAATGATATACCTTATGTTATAATATCAACACAAACAGGAGAACTATGTTTAATTTAGACGAAAGATATCAATCTTACTTAACTGGTGAGAAGAAACTGAGGATAGATGGCATAGAAGAAAAAGTAGTTGCGTATGGATATACTGACGATGGAAGTGATATTGATGGATATTACTTGACAACTAAAAATTATCAATTAAAATATAATTTAAAAGGTATATTTGTTAAAATGACAGCAATTCATGAGATGTCTGCAGTCATTTAAAATATATATTAATGAGGCTATTACTCAGACTATTATGACTACTAAAACTCCAAATCACGATCTTGAACATGAAGTATATCTTGATCCAAAAGATCATAAGGAGCATATCAATCATGGTATGATTGAATATACCGAAAAAGATTTAGAAATGCACAACGATGCTTTTCATGCACATGATGAAAATGAAGTGGATAAGAATGATGGAAAGATTAATGATTGGCACACTAGGCATGAGGATAAGCATTTAGAAGTATATTGTGATAACCATCCTGACTCATTAGAGTGTAGAGTGTATGATGACTAGGACAGTTTAAGAACCGCACATTACCCCTTGCATTAATATGTGAGGGGTATTATAATGGATGTATAAATGATTTTGTGATGAACATTTTAAGAAACATCTATCTTATTGCTACTGATGATTTTACAGTCATTGGAATTGGTGAAACTAAATTTTCATTTGAAAAACGTCATAAGGATGGAGATTGGGCAAAGTTTCATAATTTTGCAAAAGCAAAGGGATTAAAGGTCATCTTAGTCGGATGGTGGGAGAATGTAGATATTAGTGATCGTGATATTCATAAATGGTATAAACTTGAACCAAATATTTGCAAATATTCTGAGTGGTTTGCTCATAAGGATCGTATCCCTCTTGATGTTCAGTATTTAAAATATAAAATTGAGAAGAAGTTCTTCTCCACTACTCCTGAGAAGAAAGAGACTCTTAATCTACGTCCTCATCAAAAGAAGTTTGTAGAAAAGATTCTTTCTAGTTGGGAACAATGGACAGAGTTTTTGTTGTTTGCTAAGTGTCGTGGAGGGAAGTCTATCATGACTCTCTCTACTATTGTAGAAGCAGATGTAAAAAGGACTTTAATAGTATCAAGATTTAATTCTCCTAAACAATCATGGTTTGATGATTGTAATAAGTTTGGAAAGTTTAAGAATATAAGAGTTGTTAAACTCAATGAAGATAAGTGGGTAAATGAATATAAGAGATGGGCAGATGATCCTGATATTCATATTATCTTTTGGTCAACTGTTCAGGGGCTATGTGCATCTAAGAACAGTAGATTGAATAAATTGAAGAGACTTACTTCTATTGAACTTATAGTGTTTGATGAATGTCATATTGGTGATGATGCAGATCAATTCAAGAAAGTTCGTGATAAGTTTAGAGATGCTAAGTGCCTGAAGGTTTCTGGTACTGCATACGATCAAGTGTGGGATTATCCAGAGCATAGATTTGTATATTCTTATTGGGATGAACAGTATTATTATCCTGACAAACATCCGAGGATGAATGTTTATACTCCTAAATTTAATGTTACTGGATATAGAGAGATATTTGGGAATGACCCAGATGCTTTCACTAATATTTTTCTTGTTAATGAGGATAAAACTGCATTTTTATATCCTGATTTAGTAAGAAACTTTTGGAATAAGTATTTTACTGTACTTGGGCAGCGTCACCTTAGAACTAACGAACGTATAATTATTAATCGTAACCATATTATTGCTTCATTACCTAGTATTGAGGCATGTAGATTATCTGTACCTCTTATTAGTGATTATGCAGCATTAGATGTTACAAGTAAGACTAAGGAAGATTCTGATAGTATTAATAAATTTGTTAAAGAACATTCTAAAACTATTTGTTTAACTGTAGAGGCAAATGTCTTGGGTGTAACTTGTGAAGAGTGGGATTGTGTGGTTCATTTATGGAAGGGATCTGATAAAAAGAGATGGGTTCAATTAACTTTTAGGGGTGGTAGTGGTAAGCATGATTGGGATGTAGTTGATTTTGCACCTAAAAGAGCAGTGGGATCTTTATTTGAAACCCTTACTGTTGCAAAAGCAGGGAATCCTGAATTAGATGGATATAAAGTAACAGATTTTGTAAATGTATTTGAATGGGATGAGAATTTTAAACAACTTTCTCAGGATAGATTAATTGATCTTCTTGATGTTAAAGGTGATGTTCAAGGTTCTTTTAAGAATCTTAGTAGATCTATATCTGATGAGAGATTAAATCAAGAGGACTTCAATACTGTTGATTTAGCATCTGATAAAAAACCTCAAAGTAGCATTGTTAATGATAATGATACTAATGATAAGAGTGCAAAAAAATTAGTAGATGGATTTGGTGAAAAGAAACCAACTGAAAAAGAGAAGAATAGAAATAGAAAAAAGTTAGAACAGATTTTAAATTCTATTCCTTTAGTGTTAGCCCATGCTTCCAAATCTGGTAAACCAATAAGAACACCTGATGAGTTATTTAGCTCAGAGTTTTATGAACCTATTACTCAAGATATTGAGTCTGTAGTTTATAACTTATTGAAGACTAGAGATATGAGTGCAAGAGATATTACTACTATCATTCATCAAAATAACCCTATTATTGATAAGAGTGTTCGTAATGACTTTA